AGTATGTTTCAAAGGAACAAATCCTAACTTTAATTCTTCAATTATCCAGTTGAAAGATCAGACATTTGTGTATACTGGTAACCCAATAATTGCAGTACAAATGTTTGATACTGTACCATCAACCAATGCACCAATTCCAGCAATTGTTCAGGTGAATGGTTCATTACTAACTGGTGTTGATTCGGTTTATTCGGTTTATGATGGATTTGTAAATTCGTTTACTATTGAAAGTAAAACCACTGCGCATGTACCAGATAACATAAAAGTTTATGTTAATAATCAATCAATTGCGTTCATTAATGATTATACGTTTAGTTTTGATATGAGTACGTTGACTATCAATAAAGCATTGAACATTGGTGATACCATCCTGATTACGAATAACGTTGAAGCACAATATACGATTTCTGGTAATCAAGTAACAATCAACACTACAAGATTCCCATTGACTTCTGGTGATTCTATTTCTATTTCTTGGTTTACTAATTACGATAGTATGCAGTTGGTTGAAGATGAAACGGTTGGTGGTAAACAACGGTATTACTTGCCATTTAGACCAATATCATCAAGTTATCTTTGGGTATATGTAAATGGTATTAGAATGATAGCTGATAAACATTATTCGGTAACTGATAACTATATGCAATTTGCAATAGATACCAATTCGACTGATGTCGTTAAAATTTTAATATTCGGTGCAAACTTAAGACGTGAAGCATGCGCATTTGAGATCACTAAAGATATGTTTAATGTTAATGGGTTTGCTAGATTCTCAATGAATACTGTTAAATTGGCAACTGAATTAAAGTACTACGATACATCTATCATTGTAACAGATGCGAGTAACTTATATAGACCAACTATTGAAAACAATGCACCTGGTATGATTTATATTAATGGCGAAAGAATTGCGTATTTTGCTATTAATGGTAACACAATATCACAATTACGTCGTGGTACAAATGGTACATCGATTCCTGAAATACACTCAGTTGATAGTTATGTAGTTGATGTTAGCGTCAGTGAAAGATTACCTTATATGGATACTGAACATCGCATTGACGTGATTTCTGATGGTTCTACTGAGGAAATTCCTGTAGATTTTATACCAGTTAAATCTACCAGATCTAACTGGGATCGTGGGTCAATACCTGCGAACTACGGACCATGTGATCATATCGAAGTATTTGTAGCTGGTAGAAGATTGCATAAAAATCCAATGATGATGTTTAATTCGGAATTAGGTGCAGAAAGCCCAGCTGGTGATACTATGATCGATGCTGAGTTTTCAGTAGATGGTATCAATCCAGTAGTACGATTGACAGAACCAGCACCAGTTGGTACTCGAGTCACTATCTTCCGTAAAGTTGGAAAACTTTGGTACGATCAAGGTAATAATACCGCAAGTTCTGGGGTAACATTACTTGAAAATTCAACAACAGTTGCTAAGTTTATTTCCCAAAAAACATCGTTAGTTCCAAACTAAATATAGGATACAACTAACTTTTATGGGGCTCATATGTCAGAAACTGATCAATCTACCGGTGAACAACCGGTAGATACAAAACCAGATGAATTGGGTGGCTTTCACTATGAAAGCCACATTAAGATTTTCGACCCAGAAACGGAAGAAGTTTTCGTTTCAACCAGAGCCTAACTCACAACCGGTATAATAGATGCAATTAAATTACAAAATCACTGGTCATATCAAAATATTTGACCCAACCACAAATGAAGTCTTTGAAGACAAAGACAACGCAATCCATTACGAAAACATGAGTGTTGCATTGGCTAATAGTCTAACTAACACAGGTCTTGGTATTAATACCATGGCATTTGGAACAGGTGGTACTCTTGTAGACCCAACTGGGTTGATTTCTTACTTAACACCAAATACAGTGGGTGTTAACTGTAGTTTATACAATCAAACCTATTCTAAAAGTGTAGCAGATGACATTCATAATGCAGATCCAGTTCGTAACAAGATGCAAGTTCGTCATGTAAGCGGTGCAACATTCAGTGATATTTTAGTATCTTGCTTACTAGACTACGGCGAACCAACTGGTCAGGAAGCATTTGATAATAGTGTTGATATGAATGGTAACTTTGTATTTGATGAATTGGGATTAATGACAGTTAATGCTGATGGTAGTACTAGATTATTAACTCACGTTGTTTTCCACCCAGTACAAAAGTCATTGAATAGATTGCTTCAAATTGACTACACAATCCGTATTCAAAGTTTAACTGGTTTCAATGAGGTAATCGCATAATGACATACAACATCAAACATGCAAATACATCAATACCTGATTATACAGTGTATGATAATACTACTAATACAGATACCAGTTTAAAGTTTCCTGGTAGATTCGTTGCTGGTTATGGTCAAACTGTTGCAGAAAACTTCTTACATCTGCTTGAGAATTTCGCGAGCGATAGCGAGCCTAGTAGTCCACAAATTGGGCAACTTTGGTATGATACGGGAAGTGGTTATTTAAGAGTTCACAGTGGTACAGGTTCAACGGTATCTGCTAGATGGAAAGCGGCTAGTGGTATCGAATACAATTCTGAAAATCCAGGACCTGCTGTAGCTGGTCAACTTTGGGTTGACACATCAAATAGACAACTTAACATATATACTGGTTCTAGTTGGATGGTTGTTGGTCCAACTATTAGTACCAGAGATGGTCTAAAAAACGGTGCATTAGTCGAAGAAGTCATGGACACTTCTAATACTCTTCGCTCTGTATTATCAGTTTACATTTCTGGCGTTCCAGTTGCAATCATTAGTAAAGATTCATTCCAACCAAAAGCAGGTATTCCAGGATATGGTAAAATAAATTCGGGTGTAAATCTCAATACGCCATTAACTACATTAGATAAGAATAAGTTTTACGGTGGATATCCACAATTCTCAGGAACTGCAACAGCAGCAACTCAATTGATTGTTGGAAATGCGGCAGTTGATTCTAATAAGTTTTTAAGAACAGATGCTATAAACAACACCGAACATGCCATCAATATCAAGCATAATGATGGCCTTGCCATTGGTACCGATAGAAACTTAATCATATCTTACAATTCAACATCAAACGCTGCTAAGTTATATAACCACACTGATGGTAGTATTGAACTACAAACAAGTATAGATCAAGCACCAAAAACAATTTTAAAAGTAACTGGAACCACAGTTGGTATTAATACCGAACACCCAACTGCTGAATTGGACATTACTGGAAATGCTAAAGTAAGTGGAAAAATTACGATAGCTGGTAGCGGTGGCATTGCGTTAGATGTTACCGGTAAAGTATCTAAAGGGTTAATTGTAGATCAAACTCAACAAACCAGTGTTTTACCAACTGATCAAGTTCTTTTATATCGCGATGGTGATTATTTAAGCAAAACAACAGTTGCTAATTTATTAGCTTCTGTTACAGGTCAGCAACAGAACGTATCGACTACTGGATTGTCTAGTAGAAAAACACTACAACAAACTGCTACCATCAATGCCGGTGCAACTGTGAATTTAACACTCGCTGGTGGTTACAAAGGGTATGCGTTATATAAAGTTAGAACGGATTCCTCTGTTGGTGGTGCGTGGGTGAGAATATACGCTAGTAAAGCTGCAAGACTTGCCGATGCAAGTAGATTACAGACAGTAGACCCATCAACCCCAGGGGTTATTGCAGAAGTTATTACTTCAGCGAATGCGACCGTTGCCATAACGCCTGGTGTTATAGGATTTAATGATGAATCAACTCCAACTAATGATATAGAGATTGCTGTCACTAACACAAATGCCACTGCTGGTATGTTTACTATATATTTGACGTTAGTTCAATTGGAAAGTTAATATGGCAGATTTACAAGAATACATTGTAACCTTGTATAATTTCGATGAGCTCGATGCGTTCTATGATGATATGGAAACACCGGGTGGTAATTTGTATATTCCTGATAGATTAGTAGAGGTTGCACATCGAAGACCAATTAGTAAAAATACACATTACATGTTAACTGCAGAAGAAGCAGGCTTGATCAAAAAAGATACGAGGGTGATAGATGTAATATCAGTCAGCGAAATACCAAATAATACACCATGTTGGACAACTCCATCTCAAAATTTCAGTAAACGGTGGGGTATGAATCCAGCTGATCCAGTTTATAATTGGGGATTGAAACGCTGTACGATAAAACAACAAATACCACATTGGTATCCAGATGATTCAGCAGAAAATCAAATTGGAACAGTTTCTTGTGGTTTAAGTGGGAAACACGTTGATGTTATTATTGTTGATGGGCAATTTAATCCAAATCATCCATCGTTTAGTGTGAATAACGATGGTACTGGTGGTTCACGAGTTGTACATTATAATTGGTTTTCTTTAGATTCAGTAGTAAAACCAAACGGAAATAACTTAACAGAATATGATTATTCACAAGATGTTAATGCTGGGCATGGATCGCATGTTGCTGGTATTGTTGCTGGTAATGAAAACGGATGGGCTAGAGATGCAAACATTTATAATATTTGTCCATACTATACGAATCCAAACCTAAATTCCTTCCTTGGATTCCTAGGTTATATGTGGGATTATATACGAGCATTCCATGCTTCAAAACCAATCAACCCCGTGACAGGTGTTAAAAATCCAACTATAGTCAATTGTAGTTACGGTGCTGGATCTACGTTTCCTTATGATACTGTGACTGGTGCGGTAACGCAGATTAATTATCGTGGAACACTAATAGGTGATGGTATCAATCCAGTTACATTTGAACAAGGTTTGATTGCTGGGTTGCAAATATTAGGTGGGCAGGTATTCATACCACAGATATATTATTACGATATGGCTGATATTGAACAAGCAATTGCCGATGGGATTATTGTAGTTGGAGCGGCCGGTAATAGTGGTCTTAAAATAGATAAACCTGGTGGTGTTGATTATAATAATTATGTTAGAGCCACGGAATTTGGAATTGCTAAAAATTTCTATTTTAATCGGGGCCATACCCCGGCTGCATCACCCAACGCTATTTGCGTTGGTGCTGTTGACTTGTCAGCACCACAGGCTGTTATTGCGGTAGGGTCAGAAGTTAAATATGGTGGAAGTAATTGTGGTCCAAGAGTCTCGGTTTTTGCTCCTGGTGCCTCGATTATGAGTTCCTGGAATTTATACAACCCAAATTCTAGTAGTTTTATGATGCGAAACCCACGTAATCCAGTGTATGGGAATGGCTATGATTCTGGAACGTCAATGGCATCTCCTCAAGTGTGTGGTGTGTTAGCATGCGTGTTAGAAATGTACCCAACCATGACACCAGCGGAAGCGTTGGATTATATCACGCATCATGCTATTGCAGATCAACTAACTGATATACCAAGGGATGCAATCAGTTTTGGTGGTGATTTACAAGGAGCACCGAATTTATATTTGTATGTGTATCCTGAACGACCAACTACTAACACCGTATATCCAAAAGTTAATTATAAACCAAGACCTGCCACTGGTAAGGTATATCCACGGTTTAAGACGCGTGTATACAAATAAATATAGAATAACGAGAGAATAACATGCAATGCAAACAGTTTAAATGGATTCATAATACAACTAGTCTGGTAACAGATGAGTACCTAACTCCAGTGGATACGGTATCTGGGTATATTAATAGCTTACCAAGTATGGAGGCATAATACATGGCATATTCGATCGATGTCGCAGGAAATTTAGTTTTAGTGCAAGACGGTACCGTTGACCAAACAGCAACGGATTTGACTTTAATTGGTAAAAACTACACTGGTTTTGGTCAAGCATTGAATGGAAACTTTGTTAAGTTATTAGAAAACTTCTCAACGTCAATTTCTGCACCAGAGCAACCAATCACAGGTCAACTTTGGTATGATACAACAGTAGCAAAACTAAAAGTATATAGCGGAACTGCGTTTGTTCCAGTAAGTTCAACCACAGTTGCAGCAACACAACCACTTAATATGGGTGTTGGTGATATGTGGTATAACACAATAACAAAACAGTTAAACTTCTGGGATGGCAGTTCAATCATCTTATTAGGGCCAACTTATACAGCAACTCAACAGAGAAGTGGAATTGTAGTTTATACGGTTAAAGATTCGGTTGGGCAAGATCATGTCATTACCTGCATTTATAATAATGGCTTATTAGCTGGGTTGTTTGCAAACGAAACCTTTACTCTACAAAATCCAACTAGTATTGCTGGGTATTCACCAGATGGCGTTATTCGTGCTGGTTTTAACCAAGGAACTATTCCAAATTTTCAATTTAACATTAATGCGTTAGATTCTGCCAAATTAGATGGTCATGCTGCAATTGATTATTTTAGAACTGGCAGAGAAAGTTATACCGACCATAAAATCTACATCGATAGCAATGATGGATTATCTGTAAAAATGGGTAACTTAAAGATTGATTCAAATGCGGTTGTTTTAGAAAATACATTATCCGACCAACCACTTAAGCTAAAAGCTAAACACGGTAATACTATGGATACTGCAATTGATATACAACCTGGTAGCAGAACCATGTATATTGGTAGTTCTGACGTACCGTATCAAATGAATTTGTATCAAGAACCAACAATTAATAGTAGTGTTACTAATAAAGGATATGTAGATCGTGAAATTCTGAAAAAAACATTGATGCTAAGTATCATCATTGATAACTCCACTACCGATGCGCAGTTATTGAATATTGTTACTAAAATGGCACCACTTGATAATAATTATCCAACTGATACCGCATTTAGACTTCTTTGTTCACCGGTTAACCCAAGTGCACAAAAAACAATCAGAGTTTATAGAATAAACAGTTCTGGTAGTTGGGAATTCCGCCCATTAGAAAATGTAACAGTATAGGAGCTAAAAACTAAATGTCTTACCCAATTAACAAATCAAATGGCGAACTCCTAGTTTCATTAGAAGATGGTCAACTTAATACAGATACTAGTATCGGCCTAGTAGGTCGTAACTATGTTGGTTATGGAGAAATTCAAAATGAGAATTTCTTACATCTACTTGAAAACTTTGCAAGTAGTGGACCACCATCAAAACCAATTGCAGGTCAGTTGTGGTTTAACTCAACACAAAAAATATTAAATGTATACGATAGCACAGTTAAGACATGGAGCCCAGTTGGATCGGCTTCTATTTCACAAGCATCGCCCAGTTTACCAAATACTGGTCAACTTTGGTTTGATTCATCCAGTAATCAACTTAAAGTTTATACCGGTTCAGTTTGGGTTGTGATTGGTCCCGAATCCGTTGCTAACTTTGGTGAAACTAAAGCTAAAGCTGCGATTATCGTAGATACAACGAATACCAATAGACCAGTTGTAGAACTTGTAGTTAATAATAAAGTTGTTGCCATTATTGCAACTGATACGTTTAGAATAAATGCAGGTCATACTATTGTTGGATTTGAAAGTATTGTCCCTGGTATAAACTTATCATCTACTACAGAATTCACCGGTACGTTGAATGGTACTGCTGATTATGCTAATAGATTATCTCGCGCATCAACAATAAATGGTATTAGTTTTGATGGTGCTTCCGATATTACAATCAAATCGAGTACATCAAAGACTCTAAAGAAGGGCAATTATCTTTTAGGTAGTGATTTTGATGGTTCTGCTGAAGTTACATTAGCAGTTAATGCTGATACTGCAAATACACCAAATACGGTAGTTGCTAGAGATGCATCAGGCAACTTTGTTGCCAATGCAATCACTGGTACATTAAAAGGTCAAGTGAATGCACCAACAGGGACGAGTACATTTGATAATATTACATTTAATTCTATTACTGGTACAGCTGTTATACAAGGAACAACGGCTGCAGCTAATAAATTAAACCCAGGTGCAAAGATCAACGATGTTTTATTCGATGGTAGTGCTGCTATAACAATAGCCGCTGATGCAAACACTTTAACTGGAACTAATATAAAATCAACGGTAGTAGATTCAAGTTTGCGAACTGTTGGAGTTTTGCAATCCTTAAATGTCGGCAATGCTACTAACAAATTAACTGCAACGTTGGAATTAACAGTTCCAACCTTGAGTACAACTACTGGTAAGTTGACAGTTACTGCTGGTACTGCCGGAGCTTCTCTTACATTTTTAAACTCAACACAATCAACTGCTCTTGGATTGACTAAGGTGTCAATTTTACCATCAGCTGATACTAACTTAGGTTCATCTGCTAGTAAATTCAATGAAATGTATGCAACAGAATTCAAAGGTGTTGCATCTTCTGCTTATTATGCTGATTTGGCTGAAAACTACGTTTCTGATGAATCATATAAGCCGGGTGTAGTTGTTCAATTTGGCGGTGATTATGAAGTCACAATTGCTAGAAATAAAACACCAAAAGTTGCTGGTGTTGTATCTACTAATCCAGCATACTTGATGAACTCATTACAAGAAGGTGAACACGTAGTTGCAGTTGCTCTGCAAGGAAAAGTCCCATGTAAAGTTGCAGGTTATGTGTCTAAAGGCGACCTGATGGTTAGTGGTGGTCAAGGCTATGCAATAGCATGCGATAATCCAAAAATTGGTACAGTTATTGGTAAGGCATTGGAAGATTTCCATGGCGAATTCGGTGTAATAAACATTGTTGTTGGTCGAGTTTAACCCCTAAATATACATATATTCCCACGGAGTCCAAGTAATGGCATACATAGTAAACAAAACTAATGGAGTTGCAATTGCAACAGTGCAAGATGGCACTGTTGACCATTCAACTGATTTAACATTTATCGGCAAGAATTATGCAGGTTATGGTGAAGTTCAAAATGAAAACTTCTTACATCTTCTCGAAAACTTTGCCAATACAACTGAACCACCCAGACCAGTTGAAGGTCAAATTTGGTATGATAAAACTTCGAGAGTTTTAAAATTCCACGATGGCTTTCGTTTCAAAGCGGCTGCAGTTGAATATGGTTCAACAATACCAACAAATCCATCACTTGGCGATTTGTGGTGGGATTCTACATTAAACAAATTATACTCTTTCTCTGGTGCTGGTGAACGTAGTGGTTTTCAATTAGTCGGTCCAGATAATAACACCAGTCATATCTCAGTTCAAGTTAGAACAGTTAGAGATTCAACTAGTGTTGATTCAGTACACGAGGTTGTTCAAATTATCGCAAATGATGATGTCGTTGCTATCTTTAATAGCGATCCAGCATTTGATGTTCTTGAAACTGACCCAATCGATGCCACTGATCCGGGTGCTTTTTATTCAATTAAGCAAGGTATTACCCTAAGACATACGTTAAATGATCCGGCACACGCTGGTGTTAGTCATTCAGGTAGTTCGACCTGGCAATTATGGGGTACTGCTTCAGATGCTAGAAAACTAGGTGGTGTTGCTGCCGATTTATATGCGTTAACTACTGGTGATACATTCACTGGTGTTACTAACTTTGATGCTGGTTTAACTGTAAAATTATTAACAGTTTCAGAAGATGCGAATAATAACACATTAATAACTAAAACTGGATCAACCCCTGTTAAGTTCTCGGTAAATGGATCAACCAATTTAGTAATCAATTCTACTTCAGTTGCACCAGATACGAATACCACGCTGAATACTGGTACTATTGATTTAGGAACTACAACAGCCAAATGGAAAGATATATGGGCTAGTGGAACAGTGACAGCGAATGCGTTTACTGGAGTTTTAACTGGTAATGTAAAAGATTCAACTGGTGAGGTCTTATTAGATAATACTACTAAAACATTTAAAGGTAGTATATTAGACACAGCCACACCAACTTCAAACGTAATATTAAACAATGCCGAGAAGTGGTTTAAAGGTAATCTTAAAGCATCAGTGGATAACTCTACTGCATATGACTCAACTACTAAAACTTTCACTGGTTCGTTAACTGGTACTGCATCTAGTTCAAGTGCATTAAAACCACCTACAACAGAAGCAGCTGGTACTAATAGCAATTATCCACCTGCAATAACTGCGTTGAATTATACTACTGTTGTTCGAGATGGTAGTGGTAAAATCTATGCAAGCTCAATAGATGGTAATGCTAAAGGTGCTGATAAGTTATTTGTTTCCACGTATGCACCAGCTGGTAGTGATCAATATAGACCAGCAGATATCGCTGGAACAGCAAACACAATCGCAGCAAGAGATGGTTCTGGTAACTTAACAGCCGTTGAATTCAAAGGTACTGCTTCATCAGCATACTATGCAGACTTGGCAGAAAAGTACTTAACTGATGCTGATTATGAAACAGGAACCGTGGTAGTAGTTGGTGGTTCAGCAGAAGTAACTGCATGTTCAGTTGGTGGGTTCGCTATTGGTGTTGTTAGTAAAAACCCAGCATATATGATGAATAGTGGTTTAGTTAATGGTACTTATATTGCTCTAAAAGGACGAGTTCCAACTAAAGTGGTTGGTGCTGTTAACAAAGGTGATAGATTGATTGCCTCTGCTGATGGATGTGCAACAGCCAATAACAGTACAGCAAATCATTGTTTTGGTATTGCATTAGAAAGTAACTCGGATATCGCAGTTAAATTAGTTGAAGTTTTGGTATTATAGGATATTAATATGTCAACTCAAATTACAATCAATAGATACAATACTATACAAGCAGCAATAAATGAAATTCTAGGAACCGGTGCTACTGGATATGGGCAAGTTTTAAAAAGTTCACAGTTATCAATTCCAAGTGGTACCAGTAGATTGATTTATGCACAAGATGTTAACAACTTAGTTGCTGATTTGCGTAGAATACTACAACATCAAGATGGTGTTGATTATTCTACTAATATACCAACGGTTACCGCTGATACAACAAAAGCAGCTGAAACAACATATGCAAATTTAGAAACTTACTTAGCACAAGCAACTACTAATCGTTGGAAAATGTCAGGTGATGCTTCGCAGTCAGCTACTGTTACTGGTGTTACAACACAAAGAACAACTAATTGGAATAGTGAAATATACCATGAAGCAGTTGCAAATTTTAGTTCAGAATTGAATGCAAAGTATTTCTTTAATGCTGGTGGCGAGCTGATTGTGTCAACTTCAATGACTGGACACTCTGGTGATAAAAGTAATGCATGGGCGCAGATGTTAAATTCAGTTGGTAATGTGACGATGAATTATACCACTACGTCAACTGGTACTAGTGTTTCTCAGATTGGATTTAACGATTTGACTTCTGCATATCAGCTGTTGTATTCAGGGGCATGTAGTGCACCTTATACCACCAATACTTATACAGTGTTTGCTAAAAAAGATGGTCAGTTTGTGCATTTTAAAATGACATATACAGATGCTGTCTCCGGTACACCAGATGAATTAATCAATGGTACTATTACAAGCACTGTGAAATATAGAGGTGCAGTCGGCGCAAGTGTCGTAGCACCCGTACCAACTATCACGACATTAAATGGCCTAGATTCTGGTGGTGTATCACAAGGATATACAGTATTATTATCTCCAAATTCAGTATCAGAAGGTAATGACATTCATGTTACCATTAGTTCATATCCACCAGTAGCCAGTGTCTGGTATGAAATTACAGGTGATGGACCAGGTGTTACGGTTGATGATTTCGATGATGGTAAAGTGAAAGAAAGTAAAACATTAACAAACGGTGGAATTCAATTTAATAAAGCGGTAGCAGTTGATGTATTATCAGATTCATCAAACGTCACGATGAAGCTATATGATAAAGATCCAGCGATACCAGGCGCAGTTTTACTTAAAACCAGTAATACAATTTTGATAAATGACGGTAATCTTGATTTAACGCTATCGTTGGTTTCACCACTTACTCCAGTATTAGACGAATCAAGTAATAATATTGGTAATTTTGCAGTGGTTGGAACTGGTTTACCAGCCACGACAACTGCTACTTGGACTGCAACTGGAACTGGAGCGACACATTTAACTAAAACAACCGATACGTTCACGATTAGTGGTGGTTCTGGAACCTTTGCAGTAACCGTTAGTCCAGATCATAAAACAACTGGCGATTTACCAGTGCAGGTTAAAGTATCTATTGGTGCAATCCAATCTAATACTATAGATTTAACTATTAATGATACTTCTAAGCCAATTATAACGTATCATTCAACGAAAGATCCAGATTTTGGACTCTCTGCGTTTACATACGACGCGGATTTGTATTTCACGATCACTGGTGGACCTCCAGGTGGTACATTCACGTTTACTCGTGATACTAATGAAACACCGGTGACTTATACATTGGGTAATACTGGTCTATTCCCGCATGGTAGTTTTGATAATAAGATCGCTGCACTGACTTCACCTGGAACATTACACACTAAAATTGTATTTGCTGGTGAATCCCATGATTACCTACATGATATCGCATTCACGAATGATGTTCAGGAAATAACAATATCATCGATACCCCCAGATATTACTAGTGGAAAAACATTACAAATTGATTTTTCATTGTCAAAATGCTATACCCCTGCGATTATCATTTGGGAATTGATTGCACCAATTCCCGCTGGAATATATCGTTCTGGTTCTACCGAAACTAGCGGTACAATAACCACGGCTGGTACTACCGGAACTGGTACAGGCAGTCTTATATTACAAGCAGATGTGGCAACGGTGGTCAAAGGAACTTCATTTACTGTTAAGTTTACGTTGAGTACACTTACCACAATAAATGCAACTACCTCTGCTATTCGAATCATTGACGCGTTCCCATACACGACAAATGTCGATGCCCAAGTATTCTTACCAACGTTAGCTTCTGCTGTTACTATTAAAGCACGCGGTGGTGCTGGTGGTGGCGGTGGCCGTGATGGTAGCAATGGTGATGGTGGTGACGGTGCTTCAGCAAATACTATCATAACAAAAGAACCAGTTGGTTCTGTTAGAACATTATCGGCTGTTATCGGTAAAGGTGGGAATCCAGGTACATCGAATGCAACTTCTGCTGGTGGTGGATTGGGCGGTACTGGCTACAAAAAAGGTGGCGATGGTGGTGCGGTTCGTAACGACAATTATAGTGGTGGTGGTGCCGGTGGTGGTGGTGCCACTGCGGTTATAGCTGATACCACTGAGTTGGTAGTCGCTGGTGGTGGAGGAGGTGGCGGGGGTGGTAGTTCGGCTAGAGACGGAATAGACGCAACCGGTACAAATACCACCGTTACTGTTTTAACAGGAACTGATGGTATTGCAGGTGACGGTGGTGGAAGCGGTGATGGTGGTGGTGCAGGTGGCAGTGGTGGTTTTGTCACAACTATTGGAACTAACCTTAAAGGTGCTGATAGTAGCAGAAGCGCTACTGCTGGAACCTCCGGTAATATTGCATATGATAACTCACAACCAGCAGTGACCGGCACACCATTTGTAATAAACACCAATACTGGTGGTTTAGGCGCTACTACTAAAATTACGGGTACTGCTGGCTTAGACGGTGAAGTAACTATCTACGTTCAACCAATGGCTCCGCAATATTCGGTAGCAGCATTGCAATCAGGATTACCTGGTAGTTCTGAAATATATTATGTAAATTCAGACGCACCATTAAAAGATGGTTCTGCAGAAGTTATTAGTTACACGACGACTGCAAGTAGTCCAGCAAACGGAGTTATTACTCGCACTGGTACACTTCCAATGATCGGTTTTAATTTTAACGTTGATCAACACCCAGCATTCAAGCTAGCTGCGAATAATGTTTTTGGTAAAGGGGTCGAAATCGCAGTGCCGGTTCAAACTCAGAAATTTTCTATTAGTGATACGATATTCCCTGGTGCAAAATACAGTAAATCTTGCGCGATTAGTGGTGATGGAAATTACTTAGTTGTTGGCGCACCGCTGGTTGATCAACTTGGAGCATTGAATTTCGAGGTCCATAAGAGAACTGGTAATAGATGGACTTTAATGGCTTCTTCGTTGATAATGGCAGACCCATGGGCTTCTGGCGATCAGCTTGGGTATTCAGTTGATATAAATGCAATTGGTGATAGAATCGTAGTCGGTGCGCCTTATAGAGACTACAACTCCGAAGTAGACCAGGGTGGTACGTATATATACAAACGAACTGGCGAATCCTGGGATCAGGAAGTGTTTATTCCAGACCCAAATACAAATGGAAATCAGTATGACTATGCTGGTTTTTCAGTGGTTATGTCGAACGACGGTTCCATGATTTTGGTTGGTGCCCCAGGTGGGGACGTGGCAACTGCGACCGGTACGATTGTTGCATATTACGCAGAAAGTAATTCTTGGTCAACCGTAACATTTGCTGATAGAGTTGGTATATCAACCGGTGCTGGGGAAGCAAATGCGTTACATGGTTCGGCATTGTCTATATCTTCTAACATGCTTGTATGTGTTGAGGGTGCACCAGGCGATGCAAACCAAGGGTGGTATTCAAGTTCAGCTACTGGTATTAGTAATGCTGGCTATGTTGGATTGCATACAAGAACTGGTACGACGTCAAAATCGTGGTCATTGAAAAAAGGATTCTATTCGCCAACACCAATCGCAGATGGTAACTTTGGAACAAGTATCGCATTAAATTCAGATGGTACTATATTGGTAGTTGGTGCACCCGGTGAGTCTGCGTTTGGTTTAGCTAAAGCTGGTGCGGTTCATGTATTTGCTGGTTCTGGTACTACTTGGGATATTCAAGCAAAATTAATGGCATCTGATGCACAAGCCTGTGCTAATTTTGGAACATCAGTTACGATAAACGATGCAGGTACTACTATCCTAGTAGGTGCAAATAACGCGACTGCTGGTGGTAGAACTGGGTCTGGTATAGTTTATAAATTTGTAAAATCTGGAACAACTTGGATTCAGGACGCGATAATTACACCATACGACAAAGCAGCAACCGATGCATTTGGTACTTCAGTTTCATTGAATTCAACTGGTGATTTGGCAGTTATCGGTGCACCGAACACAAACCCATTGAAAGCAGGTGCTGCATACACCTTCCAGCTAGGTTCGTATGTTGCAGATGATCCATACTGGGATAAGGTTTCATTACTGGTGACTGCTGACAATGGTGCACAAGGTAGCAATACATTTGTTGATTTATCCAATAACAGTTTGCCATTGACTGCGAATTCTGCAGTTGTGATAGATACCGCAATTAAGAAATTTGGTACTGGTTCAATGTATATACCGAATGTGGCTGGTAATGTTATATCGACACCACTAACCAGTCTATTAGACCTGAACGGTGGTGCATTTACAGTTGAGGCTTGGATATATCCAACTAGATTTGATGTTAATGACCATGGATGTATTATTATATGCGATACTTGGGAGTTAGCTGTTGATAAAGCATCAAATAATGGAAGACTTACATTTTATTATACAAATACCGCTGCAGTATATGGGCCTAATGTACCATTAAATCAATGGAGCCATGTTGCTGCGGTTTATGATGGTGTTAAATTGACATTATACGTAAATGGTGTTTCTGGTACAGCAGCTACAATACCAGGATTAACTGCAAATGTCAATGTTAATCAGATAGGTGGGCATGGTACCTGGCAATACACTGGTTACATTGATGAATTGAGAGTAACCAAAGGCGTTGCTAGGTATTCTGGTACATTCACACCACCAACCGCAACGTTCACACCAACGTTTACATTTCAACCATAGGCTATATAATGAGTGGATTTTTAAATTTATTAGTTACTTATGGGGCTGCTATAGCAACATCCGCGTATCAAAAGATAATTGCATCTGACACTGCTTCGCAGGCAGGTGCAAACTTTGGTTCTGCAGTTGCATTGAGTGGTGATGGTAATTACATCGTGGTTGGATCCGCATTAGCTGGTTCGGTTGACGACGGTGCAGTCTATGTTTATTATAACAATAACGGAACTTGGGAAGAACAGGCGAAATTAGTTGCATCCAATGCCGTTGCTGGTGATTGGTTTGGATGTGCAGTTGATATTACAAAAACTGGTGATAGAATTATAGTTGGTGCTCAACACGCCAACGCATTACCTTACAACCAAGATAACTCAGGTGCTGCTTATATATTTCAACGGTCTGGTACTACATGGACTGAAGAATTATATTTGCCTGGTGGTAATGGTGGTTCTAATGATTACTGGGGTAATTCGGTAGCAATTAATGACAATGGTACTGCTATTTTTGTTGGTGCCTATGGTGATGAAGGTGACGGTACTAATGTAGGGTTTGTGCACACGTTTCTAATAAAAGGCAATACTTGGGCTGGATTAAAATGGAACACTGATGATGATATGTTACCAACATCAGCAACTGAAAGTAATTCTCATCATGGATGGTCGGTTGCATGCAATGCCAATGGTGAAAGATGTATCGAAGGTGGGCCAGGTGATAATAATCAAGGAAAAACTAATTCTGGTGTAGTTACTATTCATCGGAGAGCTAGTCTCACTGGGGCATGGACTAGAGATATCTGGTTAGAACCACCATACCCATCAAATGACGGTCAGTTTGGTTGGAGTGTTGCGATGGATGCTATAGGTGATCGAGTTGTTATTGGTGCAATAGGTGAAAGTCCAACTGGAATTATAAGTGCTGGTGCTGCTTATATCTACAAAAGAACCGGCACCGTATGGGCTTTAGAAGCGCAATTGACTGCGGATGCCAAAGAAGCTGGTGATAAGTTCGGTTATTCGGTATCTATCAATGCAGCAGGTGATAAAGTTACCGTTGGAACGATATACGCGAATATACCAACTAAAGCAGCTGCTGGCGTTGTGTATGTGTTTGAACGTAGTAGTTCAATCTGGACTCAATCATTAAAACTAACAGCCGGTGATGCAGAAGCAGGTGATAACTTAGGTAGTGCTGTATCATTAAACGATGCAGGAACAGGTGTAGTCGTTGGTTCACTTGGTAATGACCCGTTTGGTAGTATTGACTCTGGTGCTGCGTATTATTTCCCATTGGTCGCTACTGTTCCATTCGTCCCATCAGACCCACATTGGAATAATGTAGAATTACTAGTAACAGCCGATAATGGTATTCAAGGTAGCAATACATTTGTTGATTTATCAAATAACAATTTACCATTAACTACACATGGATCCGTAGTTATTGATACCAACATAAAGAAATTCGGATCGGGTTCTATCAATGTACCAAATGTTGCTGGTAATTACATATCAACACCATTAACTACCAAATTAGGGTTTTCTAGTGGTGCATTTACAGTCGAGGCGTGGATTTATCCAACTAGATTTGACACGAATGACCATGGATGTATTATTATATGCGATACTTGGGAGTTAGCTGTTGATAATGCTTCACACAATGGAAGACTTTCATTCGCTTACACAAATACCGCTTGGGTATATGGTCCGGCGGTATCATTAAATCAATGGAGCCACGTTGCTGCTGTTTATGACGGAACTGAAGTAACGGTATATGTAAATGGTATACCCGGTATACCAAAAGCAATCACTGGATTAACAGCAAACGTTAATGTTAATCAGATAGGTGGGCATGGTACCTGGCAATACACTGGTTACATTGATGAATTGAGAGTAACCAAAGGCGTTGCTAGGTATTCTGGTACATTCACACCACCAACCGATTCATTCTACTCTTAATACAAAAAGCCCCAGATACCGAGAAGTATCTGGGGCTTTTTAACATCTACAACTTATGCGTCAGAAGTTTCCTTTGATTCAACTACTTTAGAAGTAGTTTTCGCAACGGTTTTCGTAGCAGTTTTAGCTACTGTTTTTACAGGAGCTTTGGTAGCAGTCTTTGTAGCAGGTTTAGCCTGTGCTTTTACTACTGGTTTAGCTTCAACTGCTGCAACCACAGCAGGTGGGTCTAAATCATCAGCTTGTTTACGAAGTTCAGCAGCCTCTTTCAAAAGAGATTCTGCTTGACTACGATAGCTTTTAGCAATATCTGCATCAGACAATACAGCATTTGCATTGGCTTGTAGCGGCGCAACTGGAGCTTGTGCTCTAACTGGTTCACCAACATCACGACCTAAATCTTGAACCGGATCTGCATTTTCATTTGCAGCAGCATTTGCTTTAGCACCAGAAACAAACTGGCACAAATCATCAACTGCACAATTGCGTTGTTCTGCAATTAAAACATTCAAATCTGACAGCAAGATTTCATCATTCAACGTAGGCATCATCATAACTGAATCAGTTGGTACTTTATGTAACAACCCATCAGCACGTAATGCACGTAACATTGGACGACCATCTGGGAACATACGAGTGAATAAGATTTCACCAAACTCAAATGATTCTTGTGCTTGAATTGTTTCAACCAACTGATTAACTGCATCATGATACAAATCTGACAAACCAGCAGTTGGTAATACTAAAGCACTGCCTGAATCACCTGGTAATGTTCTGAATACAACAAGAACATTTTCCTTGGTTTTTGCAATTTTACCAATGTGTTTGAGAGTTCTCATGATTGATTAGCCTTGTGATGCAGCAGCGTCTAAGAAAGTAGATAATTTGTTGAATGCTTTACCAACAGATTCCAATTCAGCTGCTTTGAATGTACCACGTTGTGATGCCACTTCAATGATTTGACGTAATACAGCTAAGTCATTTAAAGTTAATTCAGGAGCAGGTGCTGCATCAGCTGCTTGTGTAGATGCTTCTGCTGCGGTTGTAGTAGTTGTAGTATCAACAGTTTCTGTAGATTCTACGGTTGCGGTTGTTGCTTCTAATACAGCTTCAGTCATTTTAATTTCCTCTAAAGAATGTGCATGCTAACGCGAAATACGTGAGTTCATGCATGTTTTCAAAAGCCACAAAGGTGGCGGTTTTTCCAGAATCCTTGTTATTACTAGGATATCTAACTATACAAAATCGTCCTGAAAGTCTATTTCGAATCCATTCTCTTACTTCCTGCTCCTTATCATAACACATCTCGATTTTATGGAAATGTGGTGGTAAGGTTTTTAATTCTCTTTTCTTTACAATATCTAGTGGAGTATACACGATATTTAGTCTCCGATTTCTTGCTGGAATTTCTTAGCAGATGCTTTGTTATTACCCAACTTTTTAAGATCTCCATCGTATAGCATCAATTCAAATGCCATTTTCTCACAGAATACAACAATTATACCATGCTTTGCAAACCAAGGGCAAGTAATAAACTCGTCTAATTGCAACAACAGTTGAGCAGTTACATCACCTTCGATCTTTAAGTTTACTTCATATGATGTAATATTAGCACGGTAAAGTAAAAATTGCAACCCTTTTTCGGTTAATCTTAAACCTCGATTGGTTGCTCTTAGGTTGGCCCACCAGCGACTTCTATGTTCTTTTACTGAAACATCGTCAACTGGCAGCCCAGCCACTTCAAGGAATATCCTAGTGTACTTGGATTTCAAGTCCACTAGAAACCACCACCATCAAACTTAACTTCAACTGATGTAGAAGATTCTTTGATTTCAGCCAACATACCATGAATTTCAGTAACTGTTTTACCTAGATTCATAGTCATGCCAGCCAATTCAGTGGCTAACTCACGAGCTTCTTGTATAGAAAGTCGAATATCTTTCTGTTGAGATTTCTCAGCAGCTGCAACTCGTTGAAACAATCTTTCAATTGTCGGCAAAGTCATGTTTCTCATGTTTAACTCCGTTCGTTGTATATGAAGCACCTAATGGAGATGCATACTTAATAGATTGGTCTGAAATCTTCTTTAAATCATACAATCCGCAAAACTTAATTAACCTAGAACCCACTTGATTAATAGACTTTGGTTCAACTGACCGAATAGTTTCATCAATAATAGCACGTACATCAGCTGGTTGTTTGGTCAAATCAATCAGGGTACAATTACGATTGTAATCATCTAAAACACGATGGTCAGTACCGTTGTGATCTGTCCATTTCTGCAACATTAGGTTATTCCAACTGAAACCTTTGTGTTTTTTGTCTTCAAATGCTTCAAGTAAACCAACTTTGTTTTTAGTTCCTTTGGTACGAACCCCAGGATAAGCAGAAAATACATTATCAGACGTATCACCACGTATACATTTTTCAAATAGCAACCATTGTGGATCTGGTGGTGGTTTAGGTAAGTTTGTTTTCTTATCAATAACTAACTTACCTTTTACATCAAAGAATCCACTTTCACATACGGTAGTTTCACTAACACCGTTATATTGACGTACATTCGGTGCAATTAACTGATAAAAATCACTATCTGTACTAATAATAACATGATTATCATTAGGATGGTTTTGAATCCAACCAGCAATCAAGTCATCTGCTTCTAAACGAGGATGTTGCAATACCGTGCAATTAGTCTTTTCAGTTAAGAAGTTTGCTAACTTTTCATACGCTTCCCAGAAAACCTTTTCTTCAATTGCTTCTTTTTCAGTATGTGCTGCTCTCGTATCAGAACGATTACGTTTATAAGGTGGATAGAAGTCTTTACGCCAACTACGACCTTCTAAGAAAACAACCACATGACTGCCATCGAAGTCTTCCCATGCTTTCTTAATGGAATGCAACGTAATATGAAATGCCATACCTAGTTTAAGGTCAACATCACCGTTAATAGAGAATCTTGCTCTATAAAACGTATTTGATAAATCAACTAGGATGTGGCTCATGCGTTTGCTCTCAAAACAGAGGCAATATCAAGTGTACCAGTAGTAATGTCACTTGGGTAATCATCTTCCATTACAACATTAGCACATAATTCTTTAAACCAACGGTCGATGATACTTTCATCAGAATCACCATTAGCACCATAGCCGTTATTTCTTAATTGGGTGATAAACATATCATTCCAATCAAGTTCAAAGAACCCATTGCGGATATTATCAGCATTTACATGTGTTTCAAGCACGCCAACCCAAGGTTCACCATTGGCGGTTGCCTTATCTTTAGGTGATGCGTAATTGGCTTGTTGCTGCTCTGCTTTGATAATAGCTTCTTCTGCTTCGGCTTTTGCTTGTTCAGCAGCTTTAGTTGCTTTCTCAGCAGTCTTAATCTTTTTCTGAAGTCTAGCCTCTGCGTCTTCTAGTTGTTTAATAGTTGCTGCTGCGGATTCTTCCATTGCAGCAATACCTGTTATCTTTTTAAGTGCGTCTTTAATCATCATTGATTCCCGTATTGGTGGAAAACCGTGGGTAGTTTCAACTACCCACACGTATTACTTTGTATTTAATATGAACTGAGCAGACCAACCAGCTTTGACTGGCGTTAATTTCGTCAAACCTTTCATCGTTTCATCATAAACCACTGGATCTACTGAAGTCAAGTCCAATGGCCATTCAATAATTTCGTCGTATGAACTAAAGTCTAATTGCGTAGAACCAGCCACATAATCAACTCGTTTAATAGTCCAAGAACCATCTTTATTATCAATCCATTCTACGTCATCACCACCGTTTAAGTCAACTGTATCTAAAAGATCATCAGGTAAGATGATAAAATGTGAATCGGTTGTTTCGTCGTATTGTACTTCTGTTGTCCACTGCTTCATACTTGCCACCATCTTGAATAAGGAAATGTTATAAGGTATTCTTCTTTTGGGTAATGCATTTCAAAACCACAAAAGTCAATATTTTTGTTAAACTTACTAGTGGTATTATCTGCTACTACCGCAAATTTAACGTTTGCGTTCCAAATAGAATCCCATTCTGGTGAATCTGGTAAACAAGCAGATTGCCAATCATCAACAATCCAGTTTAGGGTTTCACCAGTTTCGTTTAAGTCATCAACTACTAGGATATTCTTACGTTCACCTGATTCACCAAACACATCACATGAAATCCAGCAGTTATGCTCAGTATTAGCATGGGTATGCAAGTTTACGCCAACTGAATGATAGGGAATATCAAAGTATTGGCTAATCATCACAGCTGGAACTGCACCACCACGGCCAATACCAACAACATAATCAGGTTTCCAATTGGTTTTTGCGATTTTTCTACAGATATTAGCAACATATCCGTTAAATTCTCGCTGGTCAATTGTTATTAATTCCATCTTTCACCTCTTGATTTGTAAAAGCCTAGTTTAGTCTAAAAGATAATAGAAGTCAACCTTTAAATCCATCCATTTGGTGTGTGCTTTTCAACCCATCGCCAATAAAGACCTACCTTTGGTATATGCTTATCAGCAAATCTTCTTTCTGCAGAAGCCCACTTTGATTGAATCGGTAATGGTGCATGATAAGCTAGATAATGCAATTGACCATGTATTTTCATCAAAGTTTTGCGGTTTATAGTTGTTGGACTTTCCCAACCATAATACTTCTCAAACGCATAGTTTTCCCATTGACCTCTAAGTTTGGCTTTAAGTTTGAATATTGGGCAAAAATACTGTGGTCTAAATCTAATAGTATAAGGAGCAGTGTCGTTTTCAACTTCATCGAAGAATTCTTCAGGAGTCATAATCATCTCAAAGTAAAAGAGCAGATTTCAAAATCTGCTCTTGGTTGTTTTACGAATTTTGGTATTTCTTGTTTCTAGGATTATTACCTAGATACGGTTTTCGCGGACGTTTACTTGTAAGATAAGCAGTGTAATTTGCTGAATCTCTGCGGTATAACTCCGCTGGGTTGTACTCTCTTAACTCAAAACGGCAGAAATCAAGATATGAATCTAAATCGTCAAAGATTTGGTCAACTGTACGTCGTCCATGATAAAAAACTGATGGTTCAATAGTAGCCATTGTTTGGTTCCTAATTGGTTATTGAAAAAGGGTTTAAATTGCTTACTTAAGCAATTGTATTTAGCCCTATAACAATTTAGAAGTAATCACCATACGCTTCATTTGCCCTATTTCAGCAGTAGTCCATATCTTCGAACCAACCTGATTATAGAACGATTTCCAATGGGTTGAATCAAATATCTTGGTTAGCCGGTTATCACTAAAGTCAAAATAATAGACATTCAAACCTTTCTCAAAAGCCTTGGGAATCAATCCCATCCAGAATCGTTTACCATCCCAAGACTGTCGAGAATCAGTTAGCACGGTTTCGTATGTTGGTAGTAAGTATTCGAAAAAAACTTTTTCGGGCAATCCGGTAGTAACTGGATCAACTTTAGAATGCCATACACTCGCTTGCCAAACAAACGTACCTAATACTGGATTTGACTTAGTTTTAAACTCCATACTATACGTAAGTTTTTCAATACTCGAATCCAAACAGTAGATTTCTTTAGAATGGATATAAACTTTGGAATCAGTAGATAACGAAAACAACTCATCTTTTCTAGGATTACGATCACACTGTAAGTACAATTCGTGATTGTTTTCTGGATCATTTAATTCTTCTGGGTTGTATGAACCGATAATCTGCGGCATTTCGTTAATGAATTCCGATGCTTTCATTGTTGAGTTTAAATAAACAGGTTTAGTGGTTGGTAATGCGCACAGTATAAACTATTATGCGCATTTGTCAAAATTAGAAATTAATCCGGTTGTCCTGAATTCTTGCGAAGTCGTTTGAGTCCTGGATTTCGGTATAGAATCCATTTAAGCCGCGATTTGTTAAACCATGCTTTAATCCAATCAACGGCTTCCATGAGGTAGTATATTGGAAGCATCCAAATCCAATGATATCCAAACTTAGCATCTTTCATAAATCACCAGTTACTCACATCTGTAATATCAATCGTAATTGACAATGAACCATGTTCAAATTTAACATAATCATTAACCCCAATACCAGATTCGGATTTCTCCCAAATCTCAAATTGTGGTATATCTTCAAATCTATCAGCGATTTCACTCAACTTACTGATCTGTTCACGGGTTAATATCGTAACTCTTTGCATAAAACCTCCGAAAAAGGGTGGCTATTAACCACCCTAAAAGATTACTTACTAGATAATGCAGGTAAGATGTACTTATATACCGCAATACCACTATCAACAATAATTTGCATTGCTCCAACATCTGAAATGTTCATAGTTTTAGTACCAGCCAATCCAAGAATCTGAATGATTTGATGCACTGGCCAAGACCAAGTATATTTTAAGGATTCAGTAGCAGTAACTGTATGGAATATAAAACTACCAGCATGAGTAGATGCATCACCAAAACTAACGATTAAGTTATTGTTCTTTGTACTTATTTCCAGAACTGGTTCCTGTGAATGAGCCGTACTTTGATACTTCAAACGCGTAATACTTGCAATAGTCGGTTCAAATGAAATCTTCCATTGTGCACCATTGAAAATAGCATTCTTGATCTTTTCGTTAATAACCGCAGTACTCATAAAACGGTAGTCATTTGAAAAGTCACCTGCTGCATTTTCAAAATGTAGGGAAGTAGGAACTTCAACTCCGTCACGTACTTCACGAACAACTTCAATTTTGCCATCTTCACGGTATTCAGGACATTTTAAATGAATGTTTAGTTTATCTAAGTTGGGTAAACCAAATACACCTTCAAATTCCGCAACTGGCTTATGTACTTCAGCCTGCAAAATAACCGATTTATCTTCGGCAATAGATTCAATAGAAGTTGATGTTGGTGTTCCAGTTACTTTTACTGTTGGTAAAATGCCTAATGAATGCGTGTGTGCTACGATGTCTTGTAGAGTATCTTTAATCATAATATAATCTCGAGGTTTGAAGTTAAAATAATCCACATATAAGTGGAATCTGGTACTGCTTAATCTAGTTTAATGGTTTGTGAATGGGTTGTCAAGTGATATCTCGTACTGGTCTAACCATGAGTTTAGCCATATACTTATCATATCCAGTAGCATCTATACCGTCAGAATCAACAGCCCATGCGAAATCTTCACCTGGTGTGGTTTGATTTGTCCAGTAGATTCCATCTATTTCGGAAGCATCATAGTGGAACCACAAATCACGTACATCTGATATAGTAGGTAATCTCCAACCAGTTTTTCCATTAATATCTAATGAAAAGCAGTACATCATACCAGTATCCCATGCTAATTCTTTTTCGTATTGTTTTGGTGCCATCTCAATGGTAAGTTTTACATCCTCACGTTTCAGCATACTATTTTCCTTTATTGGTTATTGCGAGTGCCGATAGGCACGAGCCTTGTTTAAGATGCGGTCAGTATATTACAACCAACCGCACTGTGTCAATACTTAAAAAGAAAACAACGAATTGAAGAAGTTATCCTGACGGGTTTCACGCAAATCCCAGTTGAGTACACCAATCAAGTTGTCCAATTTGTCATCGATCAACTTCTCTTCCATAATGGCTTCGTCGAATGGTAGTTCTTTGAACCATTGGGGTAAACGTTGTTCATCAACTGGATACGCTACGCTCTTGAATCCCATCGGGTTATCTTTTAGTGTACAAACCACCACTTTGGATCCATCGATAATAGACATAGTATACTTATCACTATTCATGCGTTTTAAGGTATTCCAATTGATACTAGCTCTGACTTGACCTGGCATAGTTGCTTTGCCTTTATCGGTTAATAGTGTACCATACTTGGTAATGTTATTAGCTCGTTTTGGTGAACCCTTTTCCCAACCATTCCATTTCTTGAATTCTTGTCTGAATTCGGTAATGTACTTGATTGTATCCTCTTGTGGTTTGCCATTAAGAACCATATCCAATACATTACTTAAAAAGTCTTGAATGGGAGGTGGGGTGTCGGATCGTCTTAAGTCCAAACCCATAGCTTTTACTTTTCCAGGCTTACCATCAATATCTGTACGTTTACCTTCCTTGTCGAAGTAAAGAACTGCATATCTCTTCTTGGTAATGAATAATGCTTTAGATCCAACAATCTCACGACCAGCCTTGATAACAATACCACGTGCTTTAGGGCAATGAAATGCAGTTGACATAAACTTTGGGAAAGTTTCATTAACTTCATCACTAATTGCATCATAGAATTGAATGATTGATTCCTTATCCCATGGAATTAATCCAGCTTCGATATCTGGTCGTAATGTCGAATAAGCGGAAAAGTACGAAGAATCAGTGTCACCGTAGATGATTGATTTTCCTAGATAATTATATTCACCGCATATAATTTCGTTAATTTGTGCCGTCATGTGTCGGACAATCGAACGTCCTGTTAATGTCGTACTTTGACCGATACGTTTATCGAAGAACCTGCACCCGCTATTTAACAAACATCCATAGAGTGAGTTGAGCATAAGTTTGACGGTTCCTTGCTGTGTATCCCAGTATTCTTCTTCAATCTTATTACCAGCATCACGTGCAATCTTTAACTTCTTCTGGAGCTCTTGTCTTTCAGAATACCATTTCTTGAGTAAACCTGGTACAATTCCCTCTTTTTCAAATGTAAAGATAGTTCCATTTGCACTTATCATCCATTGTTGATTTGACTTGAAGATTAAATCATAGGTCTGTGCAGCACTTAGTTCATCACTACTGCCTTCTTCCCAATCGATAGTAAGCATGCGATTAGAATCCCTAGACATGACATCATCGTATTCTAACGTAGCAAATACACCTTCCCAACATGAAGCAAACTTCTTACCCGTAGCCATTTGATCTGAAATAAATTTCTCAGTTGCTACCTGCCGTACTTGTCCAATGATAGTCTCTGGACTCATGTTAAGAGCACGAATCGTACTAGGATACAGTGAGTTAATATCTAATGATGCAATCCAATCGTGAATACCTTTTCGTGGATAAGCAACGTATGCACCAGCAGCTTGTGTATTTTCATTATCATTTCTAGGTCTTCTATTAGGTGCAATCTGACCTTTGCTGTGTGCCTCGTTGATAATAGCTTGTTCCGTCGCAGCAACCGAACCTAATGTAGTTGGTAACGTCACTGTACATCTATGTGCAGTTGCATTAGCCAAATCCATAAACTTTAACTTCTTATCCATTCTATCCAACAGTGCAACGTCTTGTCGGTTATATTCGATAAAAGTCTTAAAGTCTTGATTGTATAGCTGTTCTAACGTACCATCATAAACAGTTTTGTGGTCACCTAATTCATATTCAGCAATAGCATCCAATCGATAAGATGGTTTTTCTTCATGTGTATACTTGCGATAAATGTCCAAGTAATCCATATGAACTCGACCAACTAAATCGAATGTAGTTGAAACTTTACCAAATTTCTCGAATTCTCGTTTCTTAGGTGATTGATCCCATAAGCAGAATCGACGAGTATCGTTCTTACTTAAAACCTTAGCAACTCGATTAACGGTATATGGAATATCGAATGATTCAGAATTCCAACCACTTAATACATCCGCATCTTCGATAATAGTAAGGAATGTATCTAATAATTCCTTTTCTGATTTAAAGATAAACGTATTCTCAAACTCAGCTACTTGCTCTTCAGCTTCTTTGATACTCATATGTTTTGGTGGAATTGCCAAACAAATCATAGTTTCAGACCACTGTAGATATACAGCAATAGAAACAATTGGCATAAAAGGATCATCTGGTGCGGCATACCCACGATCAGGACACATACTGGTCTCGATATCGAAATACGCGACATTGAGTTTAGGTGCATCTGCGTTAAGGTAATGGTCTTCAAGGCAACGATAAGTAACATTGATATCACTTTCATATAACTTCTTGGTTTGCCCAAAGATAGCAATATTCTTGTGATGTTCTTTGTGGGTTTTACTTTTAACCCTAGACAGTGGTTTACCTTTCATTGAATGATGGTTGCCATTTGGGTCTTCGTAATAAAAGACATAGTTTGCTGGAAATTCTCTGTAATGACGAATGCCATCTGTATCACGTTCAACTACGTGAATAATATCGCGATCTTTTTCATAAAAAGCATCTACATAACTCATTTAAACTCCTGATTGTTTATGGCCAATCTTACCGTATAATCCGACACTTATGGCGGTCGTAAACCTTTTTGATTATAACTTATTTCCCGTGTTAATCATCTTCAATTAAAATGACTGGTTTTGACACATTTCGATGTGTTTTATTAATACTAACATAAATACCTGTATGAAAGCAATTAAATTATCACACTGGGCAAAACAAAACGGATACACCTACCGAGGTGCATACGACATGTATTTGCGAGGACAATTACCAGACGCATTTCGAATGGCTTCTGGTTCGATATTTGTCAATCAATCAGCTACCACGAACCAATCGAAAACTGAGTATACCGCTATTTATGCCCGAGTGTCAACCCCAAAGCAAAAAGATGACTTAACAAGACAGGTCGAATACATCGATATGTTTTGTGTTGCAAATGGCTGGCAAATAGATAAGGTATATAAAGATATCGGTTCTGGTCTTAATGACAACAGACAACAACTCAATCAGTTATTGAGCAATGATAAGATCACTCGTGTTGTTATTTCAGATAAAGACCGATTAACTCGATTTGGGTTCAATTATATCAAGAAGTTACTTGAAAACAAAAACTGCAATATTGTGGTAATCAATAACGCAAGTACAGATACTGATGATTTAATGCAAGATTTTGTATCAGTTATTACATCAATGGCTGCACGGGTGTATGGCCTAAGACGACACAAGCGTCATGTAGAAGAGATTCTCGAGAAACTCAATGGCTGATAAAATCATCAAAACCAGTCAACACAGTACCAAGTTTGCCAATACCGGCAAGATGGATGTATTGTTTGAATTTTTAGATGAATACGAAAAAATCAAGTGGTGGTTTGTTGATTACTTCTGGATTACCGAGGTAAAATGGGGTAATAATGGCCAAGTCCTTGATGTGAAAAACAATCGACTGGATGTACCGAGTTTCATTTCAACTACTAATATTCCATATACTTCAGAGTTATCAGCTAGAGCAATTAAATCAGCATCCAGCGAGGCACTTGGGATAATTAAGAGCCGGACTAAGAAAAGAAAAAGCCAGTTACACGTATTAACTGAACACATGCGAGCAGGTAAAGTTAAAGATGTAAAGCGATTACAATCAAAGATTGATAGCAATCCACTTACCAAACCATCTGCTACATCCACCAATGCAACTGCAGCGCTTGATAGTAATTGCTGTCATTTCGCACCAAGCGAATCAACGGAATTTGATGGATGGCTTGAATTAAAATCACTAGGTAAGAAATACGGAAAAATCATAATACCAGTTAATTTCACCAAGCATTCCAATAAGCTAGCCAAGAAAGGCTATCAAATGATGGCCGTTTGGCAGATCAGCAAAACCGCCGTTGCGTCTACTTGGGAACTCGAAAAACCAACAAGTACCGGAACCAAAGTTCTAGGTGCTGACCAAGGAGTTACTACCTGTTTATCACTAAGTGATAGCCAAACTACTGGAGTTTGTAGTCATGGTCATGATTTAAAATCAATTATAGATAAGCTATCAAGAAAGAAAAAAGGAAGTAAGGCTTTTACTAAGGCACAAGCTCATAGAACCAATTATATCAATTGGTCGATAAATCAATTAAATCTACAAGACGTCAAAGAACTCAGACTTGAAAAATTATTCCAGATGAGAAAAGGTCAGAATGTGGGTGGTAAACTAAGTCATTGGACTTACACACAAATCAATGCACAGATAAAAAGCAGATGCGAGGAACTAGGCGTCCTAGTTACCGAGCAATCAGCTGTTTATAGAAGTCAAAGATGCAGTGATTGTGGTTGGACACAGAAATCAAATAGGAAGAGAAAGGAGTTTATATGCAAGTCATGTGGCCATCACATCGATGCGGATATAAATGGCGCTCTTAATCACGAAGTGGACTTATATCCACTCCCTCTTGGATTTCGTCAGTTGAATATGAATAGAAAGGGTTTCTTTTGGTATGAAAACCAGCTATTCGATTCAACTGGTCAGGAAATTACAGTTCCTGACGTGCAAAAAGATAACTCGGTATAAAACATACTATTTTATCTAACTGTTTTAAGCAATACATTGTTACCAGTGGATTTTCTTCCATTACGATTAAGTCAAACTGATACTTACGATAATGCCTATTACGTTCTCTGTCTATTTCGGTTATCATGATTAGTTTTGGGCATACCTTAGTCACTACGCCAACTCGTAAGTCGTTATGATGTGCAAATGCTACGAAGTTACCTGCTACTACTGGTCTACCTAGTTTGTCACTTTGTTCGATTAGTTTAGCCATTTTGAATCCTAATATCAGTTAATCTCGCACCTAGCGGTGCTCGCAATGTACGAGTGAGGTGCGAGCAAGGTGCTAGCGTAAACCAATATTTAGATTATTCAATAACTATTCACGATAACCAAATCACTATTTTCCAATTTTCGAATGGCTGAATTCTTTGGAAAGAATGAAAGAGCAGTAACCCAGTCTGAGTCATTTATGATGTATTGTAGGTTATTCTTACGAACCCAGCTATTGTAATTGACTGGTTCACTGCTTATACATTGGATACGAGTACCGTGTAGCACGTAATTATTTTCGATTGCTGATGGGATATCTGATAATGGAATAACAATAGGTCCATCTTGTTCTTTAACCCAAACTGACCATCCATCTTCGTGGACATAGTAACCAGCCATTTCGATAGTATATTGCTTTTTCAGTTGTTCTCTTACTGCCCAAGTATCGTATACAGTTTCTTCTGTTACCGTAAACAATTCGCGATACGTATCTAGTAATTCTTTTAGATTTGGATCTGTTAAATCACTTTCGAGAAAGTTTGCAATCTTGTCGCCTTCTGCGGTTATCTTGTAGACATCTGCTGCGAAACTCATAGTACATCTCCTGAAAAAAGAGCAGCCCGTAGGCTGCTCAATGATAGATTAATCTAAACGTTTAGTGATATCAAGGATAGCTTCAACTTCTTCCCAGTCTTCGTTAAATGTAGACCAATTGCCCTTGTGGGCGATCTTGATGGCTTTGTTGATAATAGAAGGTTTGATTTGAAGTTCTTCAGCTACTGCTTTTACAGTATCTTTAAGACCCATAGAAAGGTCTTCAACTTCACGTAGTACGTTAGAACCTTCATTGATTAAACGTTCTAATTTTGCTTTTTCTTCTGGACCGTAGATTTTTGACATTGGATTCTCTCGTTGTGGTTAAAAATGATATTGTAAGTGAGTGGTTGGTAGTTGTCAAGTGTTATTTTTAGATACTTGAAACTACCAACTGAGAATGCAGTATAACATAGTAAAAACTAAAAAGCCAGTACTAGACTGGCTTCTTGTGTTCATTATCTTTTAGGGATTAACGAAGTTTGTAGTGAACTGGGCGTTCATAACGTCCATCGGTTTCACGAGTTACTGAAATAAGACGTTCACCATCATTTGATTTAACTCGTACAGTTTGACCATATGAAATATTACGACCAGTTGGCCATTGATCAACCAAACCTTCTGATTCTAATGCTGCGTTTAGAGTTTCAAACCAGTTTTGTTTAGCTTGATGTTTACCAAATGCTTCTTCGAATTCTTCGTCGAATGATTCTTCAAAACTCTCGTCATTCTTATCTTGAAAACTGGGGTCGGTATTATGCTTACTCCAAAATTTAGAAATTGCATTGTCGTATATGTCGTTGATTGTTTTTTCGTCGAGCATGTTTAAAATTGCATTTTTAATTTTACCAAGCTCGGCAGCGGTGTTGACTTTTTCATTTCCATATTTGGATTTACCAATAGCAACAATTGGCCACATGATATCGCCACTTTCGTCGTTTTCAATCATAGCTTTGAGTTCTTCTGCAACACTTGGCCATGCGATTTCATAGAAATTATCATTGAAGTACTCCAACGCCTTGTGTGAAACAGGTGCTTCTGCTGGATCTGGACCATCCCAACGTGGATCTGACCAAGTATCAGGATGTCCGGTCATTGCTTCCGATAATACGTCAAACATACGGAATTCACCACCCATGTTTTCGTATACCATACCGGCATAAAGTTCTTGTTTAACACCTTCGTATTTGGAACTAGCAACGCGTTGTGCCCATGCAAACAATTCAGTATCAACCGCATCGATTTGTTGTTGACCACCGCTTTCTTGAACTAAAGTGACCATTTGTTTGAAAGTTAGTTTAGGTTCAATTGATTCCTTAACTGCTTTCTTTTTAGCTTGGCCTTTCCACATAGCGGCTGCTGCAACTGCTTTAGGGTCTTTAGCTCCACTTTTTGCTGCTGCTTTTTCAACTTTTTCAAAGCCTTTACCTTTTTTGCCAATATCTTTACCGGCAACTGCTTTCTTAACTACTGCAGATTTCTCTTTTTTAGTTAAACCAGCACTTGGTTTAGAATCTTCTTTCATGTGTTGATCGAGTTCTTTTTTGAATGCTGCACCACCTTTACCATCTGGTTTTTTACCTTTACCAGATTGTGATTTTAATGCGTCGGTTGCAGTACCGGATTTAGCGGTTGGTGAAACTTTAGTAACTAAGTTTTTGAATTTTTCTTGTGCTGCGATTTGAGCAGCAGATTCTTCCAAATCTTCTTCCATTTCATCATCTAAACTTTCAACTTGTTGTTCTTCGACTTTTTCTTCTTTCTTAGCTTTTGGTTTCTTTACCTTAGCTGCTTCAGTAAGAAGTGAAGATTGGCCTGCTAGTACACGTAATTGTGCACTTTCATCCAATTGAATTGGTGATGGTAATGTGGGTGCTGCTACACCAGCTACTGGTGTTTCGATTGCATCGAGTTTATCTAAAATGTCTTTCATTTTGGGGGTCCTTAAGGTTAGCGTTTAATGGGAGTTCCACCAAACAAGTTGTCTTTCATATTTAGCGCGTTTTTAGCCGTACCATCTGAATTCGTTGGTTGAACCACTTTAGGTGGTTTTGGTGCTTTTGTTCCAGGTTTTCCTGGGCTACCTGCGTAACTTTTTGATCTTTTACCAATGGCAAGATTTGGATTGTATACTGCCGCTATATCACCTGCACTTGTTGCACCGGCACTAGCTTCTTCAAATAATTCGTGCAATCTCATTGCTTATCTCCAAATGGTGATTCACCAGTTAAGTGTGTTTGTGCAAACCAAAGTCTAAACCATTCTGGAGTTCCAGGTTGGATATTATTTGATTTTTCAAAATCACGTTTCATCGTAGCAGTTGCGTGTTGTTCTGATGGCTGATACGTATGCAATCCAGGAAATGGCTTAATCCCTGCCAATAGTTTAATTCGTTCTAGTTCGTCCATTAAAGTTCCTCGTGAATGTTGTCAGATTCTGGGTTATATCCAACATTCTGTTTTGCTGATTTTATCTGTGTATTACCCATTGGTACTATCGCAAATTGCGCAGATGATTTGGCAATTTTCGGAGTATCACCCTCATCAACATATATACCATCATATGAACTTTCACCAGCCCGACCAAATGAACGCAATGCTGAAAATAACTGATCAGCCCATATAAATGGAACTGCTTCACCTTGTTTTAATGGTGACAATCCTTCAGCTGCTAATCTTGGAAATCTATTAGTGAAATAGGGCACGAATTTGTTATTATAGAAATCGAGAGCATCACTATTACGTGTATCAAATGGCTGTTTTATATTTAAAAACACCGATATAGGTGATTTTCCATGAGAATATACTTTTGCATACTCCGGGTCATGTGTAAAGAAGTTTGGTGAATGTGCGTTGAAACTAGTGAATTTTGTTTTTGACTTAGTTCCATGATGCATTACCATAGGCTCACCATTAGTATCCACTACTTTACTAGCAGATTCTGGGTTATTTTCCCAATCGCCAAACCATGCTTTAAATGCAGGCGTTCTAACCTGTAAATATTGGGTTGGATTAAGATTGGATGGTTTCCCATTCGGTGCTAGTCTTGCCTGTTTTTTTACTTTAACCGGTTTATTTGGTTCAACGGTTGGTTCATCATCTTTTGATAGTTCTACCTCAGATTCAAGTAACTTTAATTTGTCTAAAAGATAACGGATTTCCATTACAGTCCCTCGTGTACTTTGTTTGATTGCTGACTGAAAGATCCGGTATTACCAATGGCAGACTTTGCTTGATTTGATGAGAATATCGCAATTTGTGAGTGATCATCACCCCATCCAGATTGACCTTTTCTTATATCACCAGCCTTAACCCACATAATCCCATCATACCCATGTGATTTTAAATATGTCTTTTTCTCCATTCCAACGGTTTCAATTTCGCTTTGTGTGCTAGGAATGAATGGGTGTTTTATATTTAAAAACACTGGCATCACCGAACTGCTATGCTTTGCATAGCTATAGTCTAGGCTTGCGGTAAAATATGAAACTTGTGATTTTGGTAAAATCCAACCACCTTTATCTTCTGGCTCGGGGTCTGTATTAAATTCATCAAAATCAGCACTAGTGCCATGATAACATACTGCTGGTTCACCGTTATTGTCAATAACCTTACTGGAAGATTCAGGATTGTTTTCCCAATCACCAAACCATGATTTGAATTCAGGTGTTCTTACTTGCTGGTATTGAACAGGATTCAAGTTACTTGGCTTTCCATTTGGTGCTAGTAATTGTTCAGATTCAATCAACTTTAGTTTGTCTAAAAGATAACGGATTTCCATTAGAGTTCCTCGTGCATTTTGTCAGATTTGGTACTGAATCCTACATTACCAATCGCAGATTTAACTTGGTTTGGGTTGAATGCAACGACGATTGCACCTTCATGTTTATTTTCGAGAAACATCATACCATCATAGCCAGATGATATTAAATCATTACGTAGTAATGAACCACCACCGGTTAAGTATTTGTGGGTGTCATGCAAATCAAATGAGGAACGGATACTATTCAAATAATTAACGATACTATCCAATGTATCAGTTGATAATGACACATTAGCGGTTTTCATTAATTTAACAAACTCGTCCATATCAGAAATGTATTCTTGCCGTAATCTTAATGGATTTCTTATATTTAAAAATACGGCTTGTGTATTACCCGTGTCACCTGTGTAATGTGTGGCATCGCTCGAGTCTGTACTAAAGAAAAATCCAAATGTATTACTTACTGATTTATGTGTTAGATTTTGCTTATCATAAGAGAATGTATCACCAAAATCTTCGACATTACCTCGATAGCATACTAATGGTTCTTCATTCGCGCCAACGATTTCACTAGATTGATACTTATGTTCATCGTGTTCCCAATCACCAAACCATGCTTTGAATTCAGGGGTTCTTACCATGCGGTATTGACCAGCATTTAATTTGGAAGGTTTTCCATTTGGTGCCAATCGTTGTTCTGGTTTATCAACCTTTTGAGGTTCTTGTTTGACTGGTTCTGCCTTAACGGGTTCTTGAACTTCATCATCTTTTGGCTGTTCTACCTCAGATTCAATTAACTTCAACTTATCTAAAAGATAACGGATTTCCATACTATTTCTTCTTTTTCTCAGGTAGGCCTTTATGCTTAGTGCTAGCAAAGTCTTTAACATCTGATTTACTAATCGACTTAGCCATCTTTGCTATTTTAGGACTGGATGCATCACCAGTTTCTTGGGCATGTTTAACCGCACCAAACAACCGTTGTTGTGCTTTACTCAAAGACTTTTCAGCTAGAATTTCTGATTCTAGTTTATCAATAGTATCAACTAAAGTTCTAATATCAACTGATTCAGTTTTAAGTTTACTGTACGGTACACCTTTATCATCGGTATGTGCCATATACACTGAACTATAATCATTCATAATATCCACATGATCTTGAATCGATCCTTTAGGAATACTTGGATTTCTAAAATCTAAGTTGTAAAATACCTTCAATGAAGCCATTGAACTAACTTGACCACCAAGCATTGGATACTTGGAAACAGCCATTTGTAATAGTTTGGTACCAATACCTTGCCCACGTAATTCTTTTGGAACGTAGAATTCGATAACTGATTGTGGTCTAGGTGCAAATTCTGCTTTAAAATCGACATCAATTACAGCATCATCGATTGAGAATACTTCACCATGTTCTTTGGCCAACGATTTTCTTTTAGTTTCTGGTTTTACTGGTTCTTGTGTAGTATCTGCGGTGGGTTCTTCAGATTCAACCAGTTTTAACTTGTCAAGGATATCTCTCATGTTCATTGCAATTTCTCGTGAATTTTACTGGATTTCTGGCTAAAAGATCCGGCATTACCAATAGCAGACTTGAATTGATTGGCATTGGCAATAGCCACCCAATCTGATGAATTCCATTGAACACCATCATAACCTGCTTGACGAAACTCATTGAATAATTTTGCCTGAGCAGCTTTGTAATTAGAAACATTCACTCTGTCAAAGTCGGATTTGGTCGATGTATGTGGCGTTTTAATATTTATGAACACCGGTATTACTCTACTAGCAGTATTGATGTTATCATATTTTCCAGTATTCGGGTTATATTTTACATCTTGGCTATCATTCTGCATTGCATAATTTGCGGCGGATTCTCTTGATTTACTGAACCATACACCATTCTTTGGAGTTTTGAATTTATCAAAATCCTTATCACTGGATGTTCCAGTATACATTATCATAGGTTCGCCATTCTCATCAACGACTTTACTCGCAGACTGTGGGCTATTTTCCCAATCACCAAACCATGCCTTAAATTCAGGTGTTCTTACCTGCTGGTATTGAACTGGATTTAAGTTGCTTGGTTTTCCGTTAGGTGCCAATCTATTTTGTTGTTCTGGGTTTTGTACATTATCTTTTGGCTCAACATCAGTATCTTCGACAGCTTCAATCAAATCTAGTTTATCTAGTATATCTCTCATGTTCATTTCGTCACTCTCAGTTTTTTGCTTGAAATAACAAAAACCTTTTCAAGTGAAGATTCTGCTCTGGTCCAAACACCATAAGCAAAGTCATAACGACTAATATCACCGGGTTTCTGTAATTGCTTTAATACATTTTTGTTTAAATCGGCATAGTAGACATTTAAACCACTACCAAATGCTGTATGTAGTTGTCGCATCCAGAACTTTTTACCATCGGGTGTTTGTTCTGAATCCGCAATAACCGTAAAGTAATCATCTATAAGTTCATTAAACATGCGAGTTGGAAGATTACCAAGTTCGCCTTTATACGCTTTATCCATCCATAACCAACGTTGGATAGCAAATTCACCTAATAGTCTATTTGAATCTCGTTCAAATTCCATTAAGTAAACAACTTTATCATCACCGTCAACGCCTTCACTTTTAGCTGCCATGTAAACATTTCTGGTATTACCTTCGCCGTAGTACAATGTAATCGTATCGGATAGTTTCTCAACTGGCTCGCAAAAACGTCTGTATTTTGCGAACATCGAGTTATCGGCTTGGCTTGCCATCTTGGGAGTCACTGGATCGATGATCTGTGACATTTCACGGACATTAAACAATTCTAAAAGTAGCATATTAAACCAACTTAAAAGCCTTAAGGTTTTTCCGAATAGTGCCTGGTCCAACATCTTTAGTTGAGTTTTGTTTGGTAATAATACCAACACCAGCCGCGTCTTCAGTAGTTGAACTAACCGGACGTACTAATTCCAAATCACCAACCGCATTGATTTTATTACCAGATTCCTTATAACCAAGTGATTTATAGAATGCAATTAGCTTACTACCACTTGTTTTATTATCTAATGGCGATGATGCCAATTTAGTAGGTAATCCTGCATTATCGGTGGCTTTTAGAAACTCAGACATTGCTTCTCTAGCAGAACCTGCACCTCTTTTAGCTTGTGGTGTTCTTACAGATGATATCTCAACCTGATCATCGCGTAGACTATATGCGATTTTAGTATCACCATGCTTAAATTCGCGAATTGAACCACTTATGGTTTTACCAGGCAATTCTACACTTTCTTTAATACCAGTATTAACTGAGTTCAAATACTCGCCATTACGAATATGTTCTTCTTGTTCAGCAGCGATGTGTCTTGCCAATTCTCTAATTAAAGAATCTGGGAATTTCTCATCTCGATCTTCAATATCAAAATGATCACAGTATTGGTCAATACTGGTTAATATAGGTTTAATGTAGATTTTATAGATATTTGCATTACCAACAAACTTATGATGTTTCTTGATAGCTGGAAAGTAGTGGTTATTCAGTAACTTATCGTCATTATCGATATAGAACTTTAGGTCACCGAGCCAATCAATATCCTGCGAATCATCTTCTGATGGGGCGCCAATAGGAGAATACTCCTTAGCGTCTTCTGTTAATCGTTTGGTCGATGCGAATAATTCTAGTAATTGCATTTGTATTCCTTTTTCTTGGTACTAAATCTGATACCGGATTTGTACGATAGTACCTTGTTCTAGTTGATAAGCAGCCCTAATCCAAATGAATTTACCCCAGAATGTATATGAGGAATTTGCACTGGATATATATGAACTATCACCACCTAATAAAGTTTCGGGCACGTCAAACCAATCCTGTTCACCCGGATATAACTCTAGGGTTGCTTGGATTTTAACTGTACCTTTAAACTGGTCAAATTGATAAACAACGAGATGACTTCCATCGTTATTATGTTGATAACCTGCACCTTTTTGCTTAGAAGTATAGGCAAATTCGGTAGGCATCGAATCATTTGAGTAGTTTGATATTAATATTTGACTTTCTTTTTGCATACCGTATTTAGCTTGAAAGTTCGGTATTGCTAGGCTCGCTCCTAGCGGAGCTCGCATATTATGCGTATATATTGATATATACAAGTTTAACTCTAATATTGGATAGCGAGTGCCGATAGGCACGAGCCATAAAGAAAAAGGGTAGTACCTGAGTACTACCCTTTGGGGTTAAGTTACGACATGTTCGTAGATTCTACCAATAATAGCTTGGTTTCGCATCCTTAGCATCAAAAGAGTTTGTTCATCTTCTACTAGGATATATCTTGCATCACCAGACCATCTTGTATACATAATCCAATCTTGGATTGCTTCAGAGAATGTAATACGAGGTACTTGTGTATTCATCCACTTGATATATTCCTGCTTTTCAGCTGGATCAAGTATCTTATGTGGTTTCAAGAAAACCTTGAACCTATACTTACCATAAGGTAATTTCTTAACAGAAATAACATTGGGTGTATCCAATATAGGATTTGTTAAGTCAGGTTCCCATCTTTCTATTACAGTAAACTTAGCACACATCGCATTATACATATTCACGTCATTTGTAAAGATAGAAATGTCAAATTCCGTTCTAGCAGTCCAATCCGTTTTTGGATACATATCTACAAAATCAATCAATTCAATGATTGCATCTTTATGGAGGTTCAACAAACGTTGTTGATGTTTGGAAAAACTCCAACAATAAGAACCGTTTTCGCAGAATTCTTTCATACGATTGCGGAACTTATTGAAGTTTAACAACGCAGCACTGTATTGACTAACATCTATTGTGACTTTGTAAAGCCACTTGTCATAATACTTCTTAGTTGTCGTCTGCGTGATCATCAGCTAATACCAATTGCCCATCTTCAACGATCAGTTTTTGATCTGATTCCACTACTGGTTTAACATACTCAGAAACTGTGAAAACGGGTTCGTCATTTTCAATAGTAACTTTAACATGACCACCGTTAACCAAATCACCAAATAAAACACGACGACTTAATGGACTTTTCAGTTTAGTATCGATTACTCTTGAAAGAGGTCTAGCACCCATTTTCTTATCGTAACCAAGTTTAGCTAACCATTCAGCAGTAGTTTCATCGATTTCAATTAAGATATCTTTGTCTTTCAACTGGGCGTTTAACTCACCAATGAATTTATCCACGATTTTAAGAACTGTGCTGTGTTCTAGTGGAGCAAACTTGATGATAGCATCTAAACGATTGCGGAATTCAGGTGCAAAGTATTCGTTAATTGCTTTATCATCTTCACCAGTTCTAGCTAAATCACCAAAACCGATAGTATTACGTTCACTGTCACGAGCACCCAAGTTACTCGTCATAATAAGAATACAGTTACGACCATCTGCTTGTTTACCGTTAGAACCAGTTACAAATCCATTATCCATGAATTGTAACATGATATTTGTTACATCAGGATGTGCTTTTTCGATTTCATCTAGTAGCAGAACACAGTGTGGATTTTCTTGCAGTTTAGTAATTAACTGACCTGCGTTGTCTTCAAATCCAACATAACCAGGAGGTGAACCAATCAATCTTGCCACTGAGTGTTTCTCTTGGTATTCACTCATGTCAAAACGAACTAATGGCATGTGCATGTACTTAGCAAGTTGCATTGAAAAATTTGTCTTACCAACGCCGCTAGGTCCAGGTGCAAGAAAACATCCAATTGGTTTGTTAGGAGCTTTCATACCAGCTTGTGATAACAAGATTTTATCAACCATTTTCTCAATAGCTTCGTCTTGTCCAAAGATAACCGATTTCAAATGAGGTTCTAATTCTTGCAAGTCCGAACTTTCACGTTGATTCATCGTTTCTAGTGGCATTCCAAGCATCTTAGAAATTTCGAATGAAATCTGTTCAACATCAACGATTTGAGTTACACCTTCAGTGGTTGGGTCATCATTCAACTTATAACGAGCAGATGCACAATCTAATACATCGATTGCTTTATCTGGAAGGTGCTTGTCATTGATGTACTTAACTGATAACTTAACTGCTTGTTCAATAGCACCATTGGTAATTTTCACATTATGATGTGCTTCATAATACTTGCGAATACCTTTTAAAATTTTCACTGCCATTTCTGGTGTTGGTTCATCCGCAACAACACGTTGGAAACGACGCATTAATGCACGGTCATTTTCAAAATGTTTACGATATTCATCCCATGTAGTGGAAGCAACTATTTTAATGCTACCTTTGGTGAGCAAAGGTTTCAACATGTTAGCCAAGTCATTTGCACTATTGCTAGATGCACCTGCACCTTGCATCATATGAGCTTCATCGATAAACAGGATGATCTTACCTTTTTTCTCTAAAGCTGCCAATACACCCTTAATACGTTCTTCGAAATCACCACGGTATTTTGTACCAGCCAACAGTGAACTGATATCTAACGAATAAACTTCATGGTCTTGAATAAACTTAGGTACGTCTTTCTCGTGAATCTTACGGGCTAAACCTTGGATCAGAGCCGTTTTACCAGTACCTGGTTGTGATACGACCATAGCATTACACTTATGTCTACGAGCAAGAATCAATTGGATTTCTTCTAACTCGGTTTCACGACCGATAACTGGATCGATTTTGTTATCACGTGCAAGAGCACTCAAGTTAGTGCAATACGCATCTAATAACTTATCTGGGTTTTTAGCACTACCAACTGCTTGATCACCCAAGTCACCATCTTCACGATTGGCATTGAAGTGTTTAGCAAACTTTTCTTTAGAAACACCACCACGATTAAAGAAGTAGTAAGCAAAACTGTTCTTTTCACTTAAGATACTAATGATAACATCAGTAACTTCAGTTGTATTACGACCACTGAATACAACTTGAGTAAAGCAACGATGTAATACACGATCAACCGAATTGGTTTTACGTGGTACGTGATTAGGATCATCGATTACGATTTCAGCCAAATTGGTTTTCAAATAGTGATCTAAGTTCATTTTAATAAACTTAGCATCTGCTCCAAAACCTTCGATTAAGTTATATGAATCTTGATCACTCATAATTGCATACGCAATATGTTCAAGAGTAATATACTCATGACTGTGTTCTTTTGCAATCTCAGTTGCTGCCTCAAAGATTGATTGTAAGTTTTTACTCGGTTCAATCATTCGTAACTCCTAGGTTGTTAATGTTATAGTTAGTTTAACTTGTTTTCTAGTACAAGTCAAGGTTTGTTTTTCTGTATTACAGTATGTAGCGAAGATGTAGTATACTCTTGATTTTAGAATTGTCAAGTGTTTATTGGCTCGCTCCTAGCGGAGCTCGCAAAAAGTCAAAAGGTTAAGGGATTGATCTAATGGCTCTAACGTAGAAGCCGCCGCCGTACTTAACGTTGCCGTTCTGGTTGCCATTCGACATATTCTGAGCCCAGGCGCCGCCGCCATAGTTCTCAGTAGAGGACCAGTAGTAGGCATCAATGAAATCATTTTCGGATTCGTAGATTTCATCTAGTTCGTCATTCGTAGGTAATCTCCAGCCTATCTTACCATCGATATTAAGAGAAAAGCAATACATTCTAGCTTCTTCCCATGTTAATCTTACTTCAGTGGATTTAGGTGCTATTTCAAAGTTCATGATAATCCAAAAGGTTAAGTGATTGATCTAATGGCTCTAACGTAGTAGCTGCCGTTCTTAGTACGGTTGTACTGAACTCCGTTTGACATATTCTGATACCAGACAAAGATGCCATCGTACTCAGTCGAGGAGTACTCAGTCGAGGACCAATACCAATTGTTTTCAAAATCATTTTCTGATTGGTATATCTCATTCAATTCTTCTTTGGTAGGTAATCTCCATCCAGTCTTACCATCGATATTAAGAGAAAAGCAATACAACTTGGCATCATCCCAATTAGTTTGTATCTCAGTGGATTTAGGTGCTATTTCAAAGTTCATGTTAAATCTCTCACTGCTCTACCGTAGATGTTGCCGTTGTTCTTAACGCCGTGGCTGCTCTGGTGGCCAACGTTGAAATTCTGAAACCATGCTTTTGAGCCATTGGACTCAGTAGAGGACCAGTAGTACCATTCTTCAAAATCATTTCCTGATTGGTATATCTCATTCAGTTCTTCTTTGGTAGGTAATCTCCATCCGATCTTACCATCGATATTAAGAGAAAAGCAATACATTCTAGCTTCTTCCCAGTTGGTTTGTATCTCAGTCGATTTAGGTGCTATTTCAAAGTTCATTTTTTGTCTCCTGTTTGGTTCGCGAGAACTATATTGATCTGATAGCTCTAATGTACCTCTTGTAAGACTTCTTGTAGAAGTCCGGTACCGGATATCGACCAAAATGCTGATACCAAGCATAATCACCATGACCTTGTTCACCAATAGCCTCAGTGGATGACCAATAAAATTCATTCTCAAAATCATTTTCAGATTCGTATATCTGATTTAGTTCTTCTTTAGATGGCATACGCCAACCAGTCTTTCCATCGATATTAAGAGCAATACAATACAATTTGGCATAATACCAATTGGTTTCAACTTCGGTTGATTTTGGGGCTATTTCAAAATTCGATTCACTTGCAGCGGATTCAGTAACAGGTGAACTATTACCACCAAACAGATCTTCGAAGCATTGCCCACCATCAAAACTTGCGTGCCACATTATACGCTCATGCACCTCTATAGGCAATGAGTGCAATTTATACATTAACTCATCAGCTGTAACAAATTTTGAACGTACACCGTATGCTAAGTTAATTAACCATTCTTTAACTTCGTAATTGGATACATTAGGCAATCTCCATTCATCAACCTGATCTTTGTTATAACTCCAATCAACCTTGTTATCACGATTGTTTGGTGAAAACATACTCCGAAATGCATCACGCTGTTGTTCTAATTTACTAAGGCGATATTTTACTCCTGCAATTTCTTGATTAATATTCATCTGTCTACCATTTAATTAAAATTTAGATATCTCGGATGGCTCTAACATAGACGGAGCCGTAGTACTTAGAGCTGTTGCCCTGATCGCCATTACTGAAACTCTGACTCCAGGCGAGGTAGTTATTGATCTCAGTAGAGGACCAGTAGTAGAGACCAACGAAATCATTTTTTGATTCATAGATCTCATTTAATTCTTCTTTAGTCGGTAATCTCCATCCAGTCTTACCATCTATATTAAGAGCGAAGCAATACAAACGAGCATCATCCCAGTTGGATACTATCTCAGTTGATTTTGGTGCTATTTCAAAGTTCATGTTAAATCCCTAATTGCTCTAACTCGCCATGTAAACCAACTGTGGTAATTAGAATCATTATGGTCGTCGGAACACCAGTAATACCACTTTTCAAAATCATTTTCGGATTCATAAATCTCATGCAATTCGTCTTTAGTAGGCAACCGCCAACCAGTCTTACCATCAATATTAAGAGCAAAACAGAACAACTTGACATCATGCCAATTGGCTTGGATCTCGGTTGATTTAGGTGCTATTTCAAAGTTCATAGTAAATCTCTCACTGCTCTAACGTAGATAAAGTCGTTCTTGCTGTAACTGAACCGGTTGCCATATAAGAAATTCTGAGACCAAGCACCGTTAACGCTGGTCTCGGAAGAGGACCAATACCATTCCTTCTTAAAATCATTAGCCAATTTATGTATTTCATACAGTTCTTCTTTCGTAGGTAATCTCCAACCAGATTTACCGTCAATAGTAATGGCGAAGCAATACAATCGGGCATCATACCAATTATATTCCTTCTCTGTTGATTTTGGTGCTATTTCAAAGTTCATGATGTTCATTCTCCTCTACCGACCATTCTACATAATCAATCAAATTTTGAATATCGCTACGCAAGACAGTTGCACGATATTGCCATTGATTATTCTCGGTTACGAGTTTGTCCTCGAGTGATTCAGCAGTCGCTAAAAGATTATCGAGTTTTAACATTAAGATTTCTTTATGTGATAGGGATTTTCTCATCGTAGGTCTCCAGTTAAGTTTTGCGTATTATAACTAAAAGATAACCGATGTCAACCATTATTTGCGAGCACCGTTAGGTGCGAGCCTAATAAAAGAATACCCAGACTAGCTGGGTATTGAATTTAAGTAGCAACTGCTTGTATGTGCAGTATTTGATCTGGTGTTAAGTCTTTGGGTATCTTGATTTTAACTTTAATCAAAAGATTACCACGACGTTTAGTTTGTATGTTGGGTAACCCTTCACCATTGCAACTTAAAACAGTTTCGGGTTGGATACCAGCTGGGATTGTCAGGTTTAGCGTTCTGTCATCTAAGGTATGAATTTCAAGTTTAGTACCTAAAAGAGCATCCCAAACTGATATGGTTTTTTCAACTACTAGCGCATCGCCTTCACGTCTAAACATTCGATGAGGTCTAATGTTAATATTAACAATCAAATCACCAGGAGGAATACCAGCAATCGAATCATCACCCAATCCTTGATAACGAATCTGTTGACCGTGTAACACACCAGCAGGAACTTCAAGTTTAATCGTTTTCTTCTGACCAGATGGGTAAGCCAACTCAGCATCAAATGATTTACCAGTTAGCACTTCTTCTAATGAAACTTCTACATGGATAGAAAGACTGGTATTACGTTGTACGTGATGAAACCCATGTGGACCACCGCCATGGAAAAATTCAAATGGATTAAATCCACCATGGAATTGCGGTTCAGGATTATTTGGATCTTGTCCATTATCAACCCGTTGTTTTTTATCTGGGTCACTTAAGACTTCATAAGCCGTTGCAATGTCTTTAAATTGTTCTTCAGAACCACCTCGGTCTGGGTGATGTTTCATTGCCAGTGAGCGATAGGCTTTCTTAATTTCATCAGCCGATGCGCCACGTGATAAACCTAAAATCTTGTAGTAATCCATATTCCCAAATTAAGGTAAATGTTTAAGGGCCAATGCATAATTCGCATTGCGTTCTTCTAAACCATTAGTGCCACCATTGATTTTCTTAGTAATGGTTAGCATATCTTTCTTGTCTGCATGGGTGTTAAGGTCGTGTTTATCCCAGAACCAGCAAGCAGATTCCAAAGCACCTTCCATGCTACACAGGTATTCACATAAATGATCTACTTCTACACCTAAGTCTTTAGCCATGCTAAGGTAATTTGCTTTACCAGTCAATTGGATTAAACCACGACCACAAAACTTAAAGCCTTCACCAGTAGCTTCTGGACCATTACCCATTCTACCACCATATACTTTATTTGCAATCTTTTCTGGTTGCTTTGCATATTGTTTGGCTACTGCTAAGGTAGGAAAGTACTTGGGGAATACTTTAACTAAGGTTTCAGCACGATAGTTCAAGTTTTCACGTAAGACAGTAAACTGACCACTTTCATGTGAACACTGGGCAATAAACGCAGCAACTCGTAACTTGGTATTGATTTCATACTTTGGTAAAATCTTATCTAATGCCGCTTTCCATTCATCAATGTGTTTGTTATTTGGTAATATAGCCGCCAAGTCAGCTTTTGTTATTTCATACATTTAGTCAATCCTTTTCAATAGCATTGTGTTTGAATCGTTAGTAAACACAAAGTTCTCACCTATTTTGTTGATGTTATAATCACCTAGTACTTTAGTTAACCAAAAGATTTCACTCATAGTGGCTTCATCCATTGCATAACCTTCAGTACCTTCTAAAATGGCATTCTCTTGTACCAATCGAAGTTTGATTCGATTACCATAAGGTTTTACAATAGTGATAACATCGTCTTCTAAGGTAAAATCATCCATTAAAGTCTTTGTAAAGAACTTACGAATGCTTTCAGTTCTGATATCACCTAACATCGCAACGTAGTCAGCTGGGCTAGAAGGAACAATAGTAGCTAAAGTTTCTTCATTGGCTTCGTATTCAGCTTCATTGGTATGAAACTTGAACTTAAAGTCTTTAATACCAGTCAACTTAGTAACGCCATATAAGATTTCAGTGATATGATTGGCTAAATGGGATTCTCTTGGTAATTCAACGAATACATAGTAATCACCTGCATTCGATTCACCAGCACTTACATCAGCATCCAACACATAATGGTATCCTTTTTCAATGAAATCCATTAAGTCCTTGGCAGGTGATCTATCTTTAAGTTGGAAACTCAAAACACAAACATCTTGATCTTCACCCATCTTAGATCGATACGTATCAATCTCAAAGAATGGGTAAATCATATGTTCTAAATCTAAAGGTCTTAACCCTTCGGTTAAGTTAGAGTGGTGGAAGTTCATTCTCAGCCTCCATTGCTTGTGTTTCAGCTGGGTCTACATGCGCATTCACTCCACGATTCATCGTAGCAATATCATCTAACTTGTTTTTATCCAAATTAGTATAACCACGTGTGATATCAGTCATGAGTTTCTTTGGCATGCCAATTTTAACTAGCCAAACTTCTTCGCGGTCAATCTTACCTTTACGCGTGCCTGGTCTGATGTCATCAACTTTCTTAATCTTTCGAACTCTTGAAAAATGGGAACTAGCAAACTCAACTTTACACCCATACTCCATTAGTCTTAATCCACCAATGGGTTCTGGCATTTGCTTTTTAGGCCACATAAAAGTACATTCAACAAAGTAACGACTTTCATTTGGTCCAACAACTAATTCACCATCAATCCAGTTATCATAGACATACGTGTCTAATTCATCTATAACCCGTTCGAAATCTTTTAGCAAAGCGAGACTGTTATTAGAACCATAAATCTGTTCAATATTCTGTATTACGTCTTTAATATCGGTTGCCATAAATTCTCCTATTGTCGTATTTAGGCGAATTTCATTTGGGTAGAAAAGAAAAAGGCTACCTGAGTAGCCTTAGTTTGAAGTTATGGCTCGCTCCTAGCGGAGCTCGCGATACAATAGGGACTTATTATCTTTTAGATAAAGAAAAGGGCTGCCTAAGCAACCCTTTGATATTATTCTAGTACAAATCCGTACCTTTCAAAATTTGGATGTTTAAATATTCCGTACTTACCAGCAACCTCAGCCACGATAACCGGTGCATCGACTGGCTGATCACCCTTGTAGTATAACGAATTCTTGAATCTTGTATTACCCGTACCGCGTAACGCATTCTTTGAAATGGTTTCAATTACTTCTAATTCTTTATCCTGTAAGGATATAGAATCATCAGCAGGATAAACTGGGAATGATTCTAGTAGGGCTTCAACTCCTGTAATCATTTCATCTTCAGATAATGTACATTCTACCGATTCAGATCCAATTGACAATGATGGAGTGTCATAGTTTTTAATCGTAAGATACAATACCTTAATTGTATCAAGGCCATCGTTAATCGATTGATATCCAACTAAATCTAAAATCTCTTGTTTTGTAGCCATTGTATACTCCTTTTAGATGATAGTAATATCCGATTTTGAACTCATAACGATTACCTTAGCAGGTGAAAAGGTTTCAGTTAACGCATCGCGAACTTCAGCATATACTTCTTTTGCACGATGCACTGGTAGATCACCACCATCAACTTTGCATATAACAACATTATCACTGGTCAATGGCGAGGTATCGATGATTGCGATGTTATTCATTGCATTTTCGAATGCTTGTGATTTCATTGATTCTATATTCATTTGTACTAGCCTGTTAGTTTAAATCAATATTTAGCACACAATAAAAAGGCTACCTAAGTAGCCTTTGTTTGTATGGATTATTGACCACACCTGATCTCATACGCGTTTAATCTCTAACTGGTTGACAATACCAGATAGGTTAAAGAAAGCGATGAACTTATCAAAATCAATTTGATTGCTGAATTTGATACTGGTTATATCATCATAGACGCTAGTTCGTAGTTTTTCATTGAAAGC